TGCAATTAGAAATGGAAGGAGAATTGGATGAAGACGTATAAAGAGGGTGTAGATTTCAACTATGTAATTCCAGAAAGTGAAGACACAACTGTGGGTGTTAAATTGCTCACAGGAGAATATTCGGATACTGTTTATCAATATGGTAAAGTAAAGTTCGAAGAAGAAAAAGATGGTGCCATCTATCTTCAATTCGTGTATAATGTGATGGAAACACCTCTAGAAAAGGATGTGCTTGAAAAAGACATGAATTTTAAAAATCACATTGGTGATATTTTGGTAAGCATAATGTCGCAAAACATTGACAAGGGAATTATTGATGAAGTTGGAACAAACTATTCTGAGGAATCTATTACAGAATGATGACTATATGAGGAAGGTTTTACCTTTCCTCAAAGATGAATATTTTTCAGATAGAACCGAAAAAGTAATTTATGATGAAATCTTATCGTTTACAAATACTTACAATAGTACACCATCAGTTGAAGCGATTGCATTGGCCGTCAAAGAAAGGCGTAATCTCACAAATGATGAAGTGGAGAAGTGTGAAACTTATCTACAGGAAATTGAACAATCTTCAAAGACGGAACAAAAAACTGATAACAGTTGGCTCATTGACAAAACTGAAAAGTTTTGCCAGGAAAAAGCCATTTATAATGCAGTCTTAAATTCTATTTCCATTCTTGACGGTAAAGATAAGGCGAATGACAAAGGTGCCATTCCTAAAATTCTGTCTGATGCTCTGGCCATCAGTTTTGATAATTCTGTAGGTCACGATTATCTAGAAGATTCTGATGGACGATTTGAATTCTACCACCGAACAGAAGAACGAATTCCATTTGACCTCGACTATTTTAACAAAATCACAAAGGGTGGTCTACCTAAGAAAACCCTTAATATCGCCTTGGCTGGTACTGGTGTTGGTAAATCTCTTTTTATGTGTCATGTTGCCGCTGGTGCTATGTCACAAGGTAAAAATGTACTTTACATCACTATGGAAATGGCTGAGGAGAAAATTGCAGAACGTATAGATGCAAACTTGTTGAATGTGACTATTGATGACTTGATACAATTACCAAAGGACATGTATGACAAAAAGGTCAATCGTGTCAAAGATATGACAACAGGTAAATTAATCATCAAAGAATATCCAACCGCTTCTGCCTCAGCAACACACTTTAGAACACTATTAAATGAACTTAACCTTAAAAAGTCTTTTGTACCTGATATTATTTTCATTGATTATCTTAATATATGTTGTTCTTCTCGGATTAAAGCAGGTGCAAACATTAACTCTTACACCTATGTCAAATCTATCGCAGAAGAATTGCGAGGACTTGCCGTTGAATTCGGAGTTCCAATTGTTTCTGCTACACAAACAACACGGTCAGGTTTTACTTCATCCGACCCCGGACTCGAAGATACAAGTGAGAGTTTCGGTTTGCCGGCTACGGCAGACTTAATGTTTGCACTCATTTCTTCCGAAGAACTTGAAGCACTTGGCCAAATTATGGTCAAACAGTTGAAGAATCGTTATTCAGACCCATCAAAATACAAAAGATTCGTTCTCGGTGTTGACAGATCAAAAATGAAACTGTATGATGTTGAACAAGATGCACAACTTGGCTTAGCTGATGCGGGACATAATCCAATACAAAAACCACCACAAAACAACAACTTCAAGAAGAAAGATTTTGGAGGGTTTAAAGTGTAGGCCTAAATATTTTCATTTAGGATGCAAAATGGCTCAAGAAGGTTTTTTATACGAAGAAAATGCGGCAAAAGCACTAATAAAGAAAAATTGGGTTAAAAAAGATTATAAACCAGCTGGAGCATCTTCTGATAGACCTGATTTGGATTTATTAATTGGTGGAAAAGAATATGGTTGTGAATTAAAAAAGGATCTTGCATCAGCAGGTTCTTTGGTAATACACTATCTTGGTAATGGTAAATATGATTATGGCGATACAGAAGGTAGCAAAGAAAAAGAATTTCTCAAAGGCCTTGGTGTAAATGCTAAGGTTCTGCAAGCTATTAAGACTAAATGGAAAGTTGAACCATTTATTCAGAAGGTGCGTGATGCTAAATGGATTGCTAGGGCCAGAAAGTCTGGATTGTCTTTGAGAGAAAGATATGACCACGACATTAAAAATTTAAGAGATATATATTTTCCATTGCCTTCAAATACAATAAGTAAATATTACAATATCAAAAAAACTTATTATGTTAATGTTGCAACACACGGTTTTTATCTGTTGGGTCGAAATGATCCGGCTGAATTAAATGATAATGCTAATCCAAAAATACCTTTATGGGATGACCACCACACCGCAGTTTTAAGAATTCGTGTACAATCTAAAGGTGTTACAAAAGCCGCAGAAGATGAAAAAAGAAAAGGTTGGCCTTCAGCAGGCTCACAGGGTTATCAAATTACTATGGAAATACAATTTAAATCCGTGACTAAATCTCCGTACAACATAGGTCCAATTGTTGGCAAAACTGCCACGATTGATGAAAAGAAAATAGTTTTACCGTAAAAATATGGCACTAGATAAAGACACACAAAAAATTCTCAGTGAATACGATGATGATTTTGATTTCGGCTTTACCGCTACAAATGAAGAGGAATACAATTCGATCATTTCACAGAAAGAAGATACTGTAGAACAGTATAAAGCCAAATTGGCGGAAGTTGAAAAATTGATTCTTCCGTTTCTGATGAAACTGTTGAAAACTTCAGACCAACCTATCATCAAATGGCCTAATCGTAAACCTGTCATCGAAGCACAAATTGAAAGAATCCTAAAAGTAACACGGAGCTAAATTATGAAACCATTAGTGACGGTCATTACGCCGACTACGGCAAGTGACCAATTAGAAGATGTATTGAAATCAATCGACAGACAAACATACCAAAATATACAGCACCTTGTTGTTGTTGATGGTTTTGACAAGTATGGTGCAAAAACCACACAACTCATGGAAGGTGCAACACGTTCCTCAACAATCTCACTTCCTCACAATACTGGATACGACCAATACAATGGTCATAAAATCTATGGTGCAATGTCATTTATTGCTGAAGGTGACTATATTTGTTTCTTGGATCAAGATAACTGGTATGAAGATAATCATATCGAATCTTTGGTTGATGTTATTAACCAGGGAAACGATTGGGCATATTCACTGAGAAAAATTGTTTCACAGGAAGGAACATACATATGTAACGATGATTGTGAATCTCTTGGTAAATGGAACTCGGTTATCAATGATAAATTTATTGATGTGAATTGCTTTATGATTCCAAAGATGGCGGCAATTAATTTTTCCCCTTATTGGTATCGCCGTGCAAGGCATCCACAAGAACAACCAGAAGTTGATAGAATTTTATCTCCATTTATGATGCAAAACTTTCAAAAATTTGACACGAATGGTGAGTACACTGTAAACTACAGAGTAGCCAGCCGAGCAGATTCAGTACAAGATGTTTTCTTTATTAAAGGAAATGAAGTGATGAAACAGAAAATGAATGGAGAATACCCATGGCGCAAAAAGACCTAATCATAGGCGCATTCAACAACTATACAGATTATGATGTACTCAAACCTTGGGTGCAGTCAATCAAAGATACCGGTTTCAAAGGTGATACTGTATTATTTGCAATTGGAACTACACCAGAATTGGTGAAGAAACTAGGTGAAGAAAGTGTGATTGTCATATCACTTCCTAAAAATGATAGCATGATGATTCATATGCAACGTTTCATACACATCTATAACTTTCTGAAACAAAAAGATTATCGTTATGTTGTTTCAACTGATGTGCGTGATGTTATCTTTCAATCGAACCCATTCGACTATATTGAAGATAAAATGAATTCAATGTACGTAAAAGGACTTATCGCATCATCAGAAGTAATTAAAATTCAAGACGAAGAATGGAACAGAGACAACATTCTCAAAAATTTTGGAGAATACTTTTATAATGAAGTGAAAGAAAATGAAGTTTGTAATGTAGGTATTCTTGCAGGTCGTTCTGAAACAATTAAAGAATTGTGTTTTTATCTTTATCAGTTTTCATTGAACCGCCCTGATTGGGTTTGCGACCAAGCCGCTTATAATGTGTTGCTTGGTACAAGACTTTGGTCATCACACACACATGTGACAAAATTAAAAGATGCATGGGCTGTGAATGCACATGTGACAAACAAACCAGACCTTGTTGAAAAGCTGAAACCATATTTATTGGAAAAGGCACCTACAATGTCCAAAGAAGGTCTTATTGTAAATTCAAATGGTAAACCTTTTGTTATTGTTCATCAGTATGATAGAGTTCCAGAATGGATGGAATATTTCTCTAAAAAATATGGAACAAATATAACAAAAGACACCAATACTGGCAGTTCGCCTAAATACTTTCTGTACAACACATAAAATTCGTAATTTAATAAATATGGGACTTTGAAATGAGCAAAATTAGTATTGTAACCGCATTCTATGATATCGGCCGTGGTGACTGGTCAACAAGCACCGAGAAAAATGGTGGACCCCTTCCACATTATCTACAACGTTCAGTTGACAAATATATCGATCACTTCACACGCATGTGTGAGATTGATACTGAAATCATTGTATACACTTCACCTGACATTGCGCCACGTTTGGCCGCAATTTCTCCTAATGTTAAAGTAGTTGAGTATGACTACTTCAATATTCACCAAGAACTCCGTGATAAGATTGAAGAAATTCAAAAATCACCA